TCCTATCTTTATTTCTTAATTGATAGTTTTTCCTTCTTACTGCGATAATTTCTTTATTCGATTGACAATATTTCTTGTTCCTGGTATTAATGTACTCTTTATTTTCTAAATAAAATAACCTATTTCGGTCAGTGATTTTTTGACAGTTTTCATCTCGGTACGACTTATCCGCTTTCTTTGCGCAAATCTTGCACTTATTTTTTAGGCCATCCTTATTTCTCTTGCATTTCCTAAAATATTCACTAGTAACTGGAAATTCTTCACCACAATCCTTACACGTCTTCATTTCAGGCATAAAAAACAACCCCTCCTATAAGGTTTTTCTTTTCCTAGCCATTCAATAGCGCGGGGGACTAGGAAATCCCCCATAGCAAGGTAGCTACTCCCTACTATTCGCTACTTGTATTATACCACTCTTAAGGCATAATTACCAATTATTGAAGTTTTCTATTGTTCCATTTTGCTCATCAACTGTAGGAGACGATTCGGTCATAAAGGAATCAAAAATATTAAGCAGCGTCAATCCCTGGGCCTGACTTCCTGTGGAGAACAACCAAGTTCCGGCTGCAAAATATGCCAAGTAGCTATGGTTTTGTTCCTGAATCTCAGGTTCGTCAGTATCGAGAACTAATTTAGTGGGACGCTTGAAGTACAGAACATCAAAACTTCCTGTATAAAAGTAATTAATGACCAGATTCTTTTTCTCAATAGAATAATCAATCAAAGTGGAATGCAATCTATCATCAGAGTTCTGAACGACTTTATTAAGAGCAATATAATCACTCGGTAACCCATACTTGATGTACGGCTGGAAACGTGGCACATCAGCAGCACTAGCGAACGTGTATCCATACAATGCAGTTCGTCTAATGTTATAGGGGTACGATCCAGTAAACCGCATCCTAACAGTATTGGACACACTAGAAGGAGTGACTAGTCCTTTGTATTCCGTAAAACCGCTAATGCCCGTTATTGTCAACGTGGCTAGGTTGGTCCACACTCCGGAAATGCTTTCTTCGAGATAAACAACGCAAGCCCCATCGACTTCGAAGTAGTAAGACTTAACGCCTATTGCGGAAACTTCTATATCCGCATCCAAGTGTTGAACGATATTGAATGAGCCGTAGATATTAAGCAAGTTCGGAATAGGGTTCTGGGTTATAGGATAAACTGCTTCAATTTTGTCTTTTTCGGCAAACTTATTTTGGGCAGTATTTAAAAAATCATTGAATGCAAGCCGAAAATCTCCCGTGTCCGATAGGGGTAATAATTCTGAATCAGCAGAATAGGAGTTAGCTAACTTTAATGCTAAATCCCTTATCTCTCCAAGGTTCATCTACACCACCGCCTAAATATCCAAAATCAATACAGCGCAACTCGTACCGGTCGCATTAGAGATCACTGACAAATTGTTCTTCACCGAGAACTTTACCTGTAGCAGGGTTCCTGCCGGAACGAGAAATCCGTTTGCTGCCGTTGCTGTCTCCGTTGGGTGAAAGTACAGTGGTTGCGCTCCTGTGTTGCTTATCATGCACGGCCTTCCGTTTACCGCTATGCTTTGGGCTGTCGCTACAAGTGTCGTTACAACCAGGATTTCTTTTGCTAATGGGCAATGTGCCATTTATGCTATCCCCCTTCAATTCCTTCTTTGACCCTAAGTCCTTCGCGATTGGACTGAGAACTTCGAGAAGTTGTGCTAGTAGTTCGTTTGTTTTGCGTGATTCAGTGCGAATATCGTAGAGTAGCTGGCGTTCTGTTGTTGAAGTGTCAATTTGAGACTCTAACATAATTCAACTCCTAAAAAGAAGAGGGCTATTACGCCCCCTATAGTGCTGTGTAGTAAATTTCGTAAGTGCCGACAAGCCCTGCTGTTGCCCCGCCAGCTACCATTGATCCTGTTACCCACTTACCGGATGCCAGTCGCTTGAATGGCTTGCCATTTGTTCCCGCACTTTCATCGTTGGTAAAGATGCCCGTTGCGGCTGCGATGTCTTTTCCGTCGATAAGGGTATCGCTAGAAGTCGTTGCACTGGTAGCAGTAGTGCCAACGTCAATGGAGCATGCTCCGGTAGTTTTTGTGGTGACATTCAGGACTACATGCTGGACTAATATTGCTCCTGCTTCTGGATTTGCCCATGCGAATATTCCTCCGCCTGTATCGACAGTCGCTAACGCTCCGGTGACTTTCTTCATAGAACGATTTAGTTCTGCGGCGGTTGCTGTTATTGGTACGCCACCTCTGGAAAAGGAATCTGCATCTACAATGGTAAAATTACTGGTTCCTGTGGTCATGTTGTTACCTCCTCAAAAAGATAAGGCGAGTATTTCTACCCGCCTAGTTGATTAGAATGAGCTTGCACCAGAAAGTCCGGGTGCGGAGCAGAGTATCGCGCGCCATGAGTTGCAAGCAGCGGCATAGCGACTTCTTCCTTGGAAAACATTGGCATCATTGGTATTATCTATAAAACTCTTTGTGGTTAACGGGATACGGTCAAGCCAGATCAACGCTTGATATGCTTCGTTGTATGCAGAGTCCATAAGAATCCACGATTCTTGCCCAGCTGTTGTTCCTGTTAACGCAGTAAGATAGGGACTTAGGATAATATTCCATCTTCCAAAGTGCATTGATACTGAGTTATTAGCCGTGGTTGGATTCATGTCCGACCCCACAGCCTCAAAAACCAGTTTCTTAATGCTGGCTTTGTCTGGAATAATAATTGTGTCAGGGGTACAGGAAAGCAAGTTGCCATCGTCGTCCTTAAAATAATGCATCTTCTCTTCTGCATAAGAGAGATTATCATAGCTAAATGCACCATTGTAAAGATTAGATTGGGCAGCAGTACCTCCGGTCTTTGACGGGTGGTCAGTGGCAAACATCGCCTTACCATCCCCGCCCGCAATATCAAAATTCTTTCCACCGAAACTCATAGTGGTTAAGTTACCATTATTGAGAATTCCGGCACCGAAAAGCTCTCTCGTTCTATTATGGGAAAGCATAAATGCAGATGCCCGACTCTTTACTTTTCCGAACTTGGCATCTTCTACCATCTCTTGGGTAACGGAAAACTGATTCTTCCATACTTCCGGTTCAATTACCTTCGAGTAACCTTCTTGCATAGAGGTTTCAGGATACTTGCCACCCTCACCAGTAGGCTGGAAGTTACTGAGTGATGTTTCCGAAGTGTATTTATTAGCGAAATCCTTAGTCTCATCCATGTAGAAAACTTTGTCAATGATGCTCATCTTCTGGAACGCCTCTTCGGCTTGCTCCAACATCATTTTGATAGGTTCTTGTGATTTCAATTTGTTACCGTAAAGGCTTTTTATCCCCTACTTCTGGAGCTTCTTTATTCGCCCCCTCCCCTGTTAAATCAGGGTAGTTCAGCATATCTTTTCACCCTCGTTTCACGTTAGGTTGAACGACTTCTAACTTCGTTCAAGAATGGCCTAATATCCATTCGTGTCGCGGCCTCTTGGTGGCTTATAGTCTGCTTTCGCAGGATCATCCACTATGCGTTGCGGCTGGCTAGACTTTTACATCTATAGGTCATATTTCTATAACCTTAGTCTTACGACACCTTCACCTCTGATTGGCAAATATGAATATAGTTTTCAATGAAAAGTAATCTTTCCTCACTAAAGAAGTCTTGAGAAGTAAACCACGGAATCATGTCCTTATCGTGCTTACTGCCATTACATTTGAAGCACGCAGGAATTATATTCCCGTTGGTGTACTCGCCAAATTTTACAACAGGTATAACATGCTCTTGAGTCAACTTAGATGATTCTGTACCGCAATAAGCGCATTTCCCATCAAAAAAAGCAACAGTTTTTAACCATTGCTCGCAAGTATAATCGGCTCTTAAATTTTCTTCCCGTACTCTCCGCAACCTAGCTCTTTGGATATAAGATTCTCTATTTTTGGCATAATCTCTATCCTTTGATACCTTAACTCTATCAGGATTATTCTTGGTCCAATCCCTAGCTAGTTGCAAATAGTATTCATGTCTTCTTGCTACACTTGCCCTTTTTCTTGCTCTAGACTTTTCGGTACGACCATTCTCTTGCTCGTAGTTTTTGTTATACTCTGCGATGTGAGGTTTATTGTCTCGTTTCCATTGTTTCCTACATTCAATGCAACATGTGCTCAATCCATCCTTTTTGGATTTATCCTTATAAAAACCAGATTCCTCAAGAATGTTTTTGCACTTATTGCATTGCTTCATATTTAATCTCAGCCTCCCAGTTTTTTTCCGCGATAATTATAAGAAACGTCTCCGTTTCAGACGGCAAATCAATCACCAAAAATAGAATCGTTAATACCGGACGCTTTGCTAAAAATCATTTTTAAACACTCCTTAAAATTTGTTTTTTTCTCATAAAAATAGGACCCCTCATTTGAGAAGTCCCTCACCACGCTAAAGCCTAGCGTCTAAAATAGCCCTTGATATTCGAGGTCGTAGTCGCTCCGTCCGTTGCGCTAATCTCAAACACACCACTAGAAGTTGTCGCTGTGGTCAATAGCCCATCAGTATGCAACGTAACCTTCGCACCGATCAATGTTACAGCCACAGTAGCCATACTCTGAGTAGAAAACTCCGTCAACTCAGTTACCCGAATAACAGGCAACTCCGTAACAGAAGTAGCCTCAGCCGTACGGTCACACAACGCGATAAACTCAGGCGTTGCCGTAGCCGCGCACTTCGTCAACCTTCCAGATGTTTGTGACAATGCTTCACCAAGGGTTGCCCCTTCGTTATCGGTTAAAAGATAATACTCAAAAGGCGGTTGCGCCCCTTCCAGATGTCCCACTACTTTAAATGCCAATTTAACTCACTCCTTATTTCGTTGAAGCCTTATAATGCTTCTTGTACTCATCCATGCTCTTGCCCGGATTAAACTTCTTGTACATCTCCATGACATCATCCGGTATCCTAACCGTATCCCCCTCGACACCCTTGCCATTACCCCTCACATGATCCTTCGACTGAATGTTGTTGAGCGTAGCTTGCTTAGCCGCCTCAATCTTTCTAGTCTCAATGTTCTTCCTCTCGACAACAAGATAAGCCTCCGGAAGTGTTAACCCCGTACTTCCGTTCTTCCACTTACGCCAAACATCAGGCGGTACATCAGCAACGCCCTTAATCTCTGGATACTCCTTTGTCAGCTCGTCAAATGAGTTAACGAGAAAGTTATCCTCCTGCGCCCGAATGGCAGCTTGTTTAAATTCCCTTGCCGCCTGAAGGTCTGGATGCTCATCTACAAGCTTCTTGACCATGTCCGGGTCAATACCCTTAGCCTGGTATTCCTCGCGCCTTAGAGCCTCTTCAAACTGTTGTACGTTGTGAATGCCGTGGGACTTGCCATACTTTTCGGCCACATCAGCATCAGAGAATACGCCATACTGCCCAAACTTGCGGGCTATTTGTGCATCCCTTTGTCTTTGACCCTCAACTTCCATTGCTCGACGTTCTGCCGCCTCAGCCTTACGTCTAAGGTCTGCGTACGCTCTGTCTTGCTCAGGAGTTTGTTTGGGCTTGGTATCTACCTCAGTCTGCGTATCGGTTGTTCCTTCACTTTGGTCTGTAGTAGACTCTGTGGAATCTGTCGATTGCTCAGTTGGGGTATCTGTATTTGTGGCCGTTTCCGTTGAACTTGATTCTTGTGAGGAAGCGACTGCCCCACTTCCGCTATCTACCTCATCCATAAATGGACGTAAATTCAAATTGAAAAAGTTAAACATAATAATTCTCCTTTTGCGTATCCATGCGCCCACGTATTGCATCTATAAGGAAGATGAACCCTGCCCCAAATTAGGCATAAGAAAAGGTATACCTATGGTAATTAGGTATACCTCGGTAAACCATTTGCTAATGGAGTACCTTATTTCCCGGAACGAAGGTCTTTGCCTGTTGACTTCTTAGGCGCAGCATTCTTTTTGTCCATGTTGGTTGCCTTGATGTACCCTGCGGAATTTTGAGGAATTTTCATTGTTGATTCCTTTGCCATTGTTGCCTCACCACCTTTCAATGAAAATGGGTATAAAATAAGAACCTTATCGGTTCGTCAGTTAGCTATTTGTTATTCGTCCCTAACACGTTTCGCTCAATCCTATCCTCCACCCTGCGGTTCATCCACATTAAGGCTTCTTCAATATGAGTTAATGCGACAGCATTATCTCTTGTAGAGAATTCTCCTTGCTGAAAACATTGGAGTCTATGTCTCACTATCTCCAATAGGTCAGTGTCGAGTACGCCGTGTTTTGAGTTGTGTAATTTTCTAGCTCCATTTTGCATTTGAATTCGAACATAAACATCTGCCGGCTCGTTGTTATCCGCAATTAAATACTCATGATACGCCCCGCCATTCCCTTTTTCGTCAACTGCATAAACCTCGTTTAGTTTTTCTCTCTTTTGAATAGTTGATAAATGTAACATGATTAACACTTTCCCTTCTTCATTCCGCTTTTCTTTCCCTTACCAGACATGGGAATACCCGGCATCGCCTTAGCTAACATGATATCAATCTTGACGGTTGGCTTTTTCTTTGCGTCTTTTTTAGCCATTATTATTGTCCTCATCTTTCGGTTCAATCATAACCAAGTCGTATGTTTTGGCGAAGATATCCGGTTTGCAGGGATAGAACTCACCCGAAATACCTCTGATAATCCAATCTAGATAATCGCATCGCATGACCCCCTCTAGGGTTTCTATTGAAATAGACGCATCGGCATGTTGCTTAAAATTTTCGGGGCTTAATCCCATAAAATCCATTAGCTCTTTTCTGTATTCTTCGTGCTTCCCCTTGTTTTGCATAGCCTCGATTACTACAGGCTTTTTACGATACATCGCCATTACTAATTCCTTCTTTCATTAAATCCTTAACCGAATAAACCGAACAAAATATCTTCGCCAAATTCACAACCATCGTCTCAACGTATTGCATTTTCTGCCTTCTAACAATTGAAGGCGAATCAATATCATCCATCAAATCATCTGCCATATCACTTATATCAGCTACGACAATGTGATAGAGTTCGTGAACTATTGATTCCTCCCAATGCTCATCTAATCCGGTATGGTCTGTATTTACATGAACTATTGCTTCTTTCCTCAGCCTATGGCGTTCGCACATCATCGCTGTATCTAGGTTATCAGAGTTGAAGATATGCTTCATTTCGTATTGACTAATATAGTCAAGTGATATATCCCAATCTTGGACTCTGAGGATTTTTGCAAGCGACTTCACAATTTCCTCAAGAGTTTCTTTTGAAGGTAGCAATTACTGCCCACCGCTCTGTTGTTGAGACATTAACCGCTGAATAACCTCAATCTTCTTCTCATCCGGTAACTGTGAAAACGCTTGTCGCTCCTCTTCGCTCATATGTTGCATGGCTTGCTCTAGGACTTCCTGAACTTGTTGCTGAGGGTTTATGTCGCCTTGTGGTCGTTGCGTCTCCATAGGCTGTTCTGTGGCTTGTGGTGGCATTCCTTGCGGTTGTGCAGGTTGTTGTGGTGTTGCTTTAG